ACTAAAGGATGTAGTACCAGCTACACTTAAATCTCCACCTACAGTCAAGTTGCCTGATATATCTACAAGACCATTAATGTCTACAGTAGTAGCTGCAATTTGTATTTCTGTATCCGCTACTAGATCAAGTTGACCATCAGCACTAGAGTTAATAAATATAGCAGTATCACGAAACTGTATCTTCTCATTGGTAGCAATAAGTACGTCATCAGAAAACTCAAAGTAGTCTTCATCTTCCATCCACTTTAATGTACCGTCATTACTACCGCCATCAAATACAAGTGATATGTCACCTGCAGCCGTACCTATTGTAATAGTGTCAGCTAACAGTTTACTTATTGGACCACCTTCAGCGGCAGTACCATCGTGTGTGTGGCCTGTACTAGAAGCTAGAGTAGCTAGAAGCTGATCAAACTCATTGTTAAACAAGTCTGCTGTAATGACATCGCCATCAGTAAAGTTTGATTGTCTTGTGTATGTAGCACCCATTTAACGTCTTGCTCCTAATTGATATTCTAACTGAAAACCTTTAAGTGAATACGGGGCAGATTCCGCACTATCATTTACTCTTAGCACAACAGAAAAACCTGAACCTTCTACGGACTGCCTTATAAGAGGCTGAGAAGGACCACCAAAAACAAATCTAACTGCACCACCTGCAGTACTAAATAAAGCACTACCAAATTGCGCAGCTACTTCAGATGAATCTAATGTGTAAGGGTCTGGTCTAGTAGAGTCAGAGTTTTCATTGTCGTATCTTACCAATAACTCAGCGGCAATAGCTGACTCAGGTTTATAGTTAACAATAACTCTCTGCATGTGTTTACGAATACCTGTATCGCCAAAGGCTAAGTCAGAACTTCTATACTTTCCTAGTACAGCAGTACCGTCAAAAGTGTTACCCTTTTCTTGCCTTTGTATAAACCCGTTATTATCTCCATGTAATACAAGTACATCTCCTGCAAGTACAAGAGTATCTGTAGCGGTAGGTTTTATGCCCCGTATTTCAGAAAACTCATATCCACTCTCTTTCATAACACAAGTAATACCTCTAGTAATACCTTCTGCCTGTCCATCTTTAGTAAAAAATATTCTATACTGCGTCTTGTCAGCAATAACTACACTTTCAAATCGTGCGGAGTCTCGAATGTTAGCATCAAAAATAGACTGTACATTTTTACTTATTGTACCAAGCTCAACGTCACCAATCTTTGCGGTAGCAGCTACTGTTCTTAAACCATCCGGGCCAAGAAAAACTAAGTCACCACCAAATTCTTGAATAGTATCTCCATTAAGACAACCGATACTTCTAGTAACTGGTACTACTGCAAAGGTAGTTGAGCCAACACCTGTAAGTTTAAATATTCTATTTTCACAAAATATAAATAACGCATCTCGAAATACTTTAAGTCCTGTAATAGTATCGTCTACTCTAATAGTACCTGCAGGTAAAGATGCACCAGCACTAAAACCATCTTCGTTAAAGCCTTCACTAAATACAAGTTCTTCTGGTGTAGTAGATTTACCAGCATAAAACATATGATCTTTAAAAGATGCTACAAATTTAGAACCTGCTACAGAGCTTTGAGATATATCTACTGCATTAAAGGAACTATCAAATACTACAGGTGCATTTACTTCATCTACTAATATAATTTTTTCAGTATTGTTATAGTTAAAACGTTCAAACCTGTACTTACTTGCGTTAGTCCTGCCTGTGTCAATCTCTGTCCACGTAGTAGATACTACTAAATTACCAAGATGTTTTACGGCACCTGTACCAGAAGCTGCCCTAGTTACTCCAGTAAGTTCGTTAGGAGATACTGCAGCATTAATACCTGTATAGGTGAATATCTCATTTTCAATTTGCACTGTACCGCTAGAAGTAAATCCAGCCACAGAGTTTACTTTAATTATACCAGAACCTGTCATAGTTTCATTTGCAGCTATGGCGGTAGATAACTCAGTAGATGCAGCGTTGTATACTTTTTCTCCCCTAGCTGCAATTACTCTATTTGCAAAGTTAGCTACACCAATAATTCTTTCAGAAGAACTAGCAGTTTGCGGTACTAGTTGATTAACGTATTTACGATAACCATTCATTCTCCTGTACCCACCTTCAACGTCAGGCTCAAAGTTTTCTAAAACTAAAGCCTCTCCCGGTTTCATTAAGAAACTAGAACGGTTTAATACTAAGCCACCTTCGCAATTAAATGCGGCTGGTTGTACTTGTGAACTATCTGGCATTAAAAAGTAATTCCAACATTATATCTACTAGGTCTACTTATCATAGTTGACCTAACATACTCATATTTATTTATAAGTAAACTCTGCATATTTTTAATACCATCTTCAAACCTATCAAAGTTTAACTGGTACTGTTGCATCTCACCACGATACTGATATACAAATGCCGTAGCACCGTCTACAATTACAGGAAGAAATCTATCTGGTATTGTAGTTATATCTCCGTGTGCAGTTAAATCATCTGGAAATGTAAAGAAGTCAAATGCCAATGTATATTGTTTATCGGGTAAAGGATAAAGTAAATAGTTATTATCTAGTGTACGTACTATAAACTGTGGTACTCCACCATTAGTAAAAGAAGCTACCTGTACGCCTGATGCATGTGCAGCGGCTGTAGTATCATTGGAACCTCTAGTACACCCTGTAAAGGTAGTAGATGTAAGCCCTGTGTATATTACTTGTTCACCTAATATAAAAAGAACTCCTGTAGTTGCAAAGCCCGTAGTACTTGCGACAGTAATTGTAGTTGCGCTATCCGTTAGATTACCGTTAAGTGTAGTTGCATCTACTTCATCTTCTTGGTTGGCAAACTCTTTATTTATGTATTCGTTATAATCTAGTTTTGCAAGGTTTCCACCTGATGTACTAAGATCAGTGTCTCTTTTTATTCTAGCTGTATTGTAATCAATATGTTTTGTACTAGCAGGAACAGTATACCTTGAAGTACCGGGAACTAATACAGAGTTATTACTTGCATGGTTAAATGGATAACCAAATTCTTTTTGATTGATGTGTCTTATTGATTCGTTAACGGCATTTTTACATTGTACCTGAACACCTCTAGCATCCGTAAAGTTAGAAGCAGTAAGAGTTACCTCATTCATACGTGTAATAACATCGTTTGCTAATGTAAGAAATGTAAGTGCCATTATGTTTCCTTAAAATGCAGCAATGGGGCCAGCACAAAGCCAGCCCCAAAGTTTAGTGTAGTGTTACAGCAAATCACGCTGGGCTGAAGCAGCCTCAGTCATTGCGGCAGAAATATCTGCAACTACTGCATAGACACGTAAGCGTCCAGTTGCAGCGGCAGCACCAGCGATAACAACATCAATGGTATCTGCAGCACCAACAACAGCAAGTGCTTCAGCAGCAAAAGTAGATGCAGCACCTGTGTTTACGATGTTAGCTTCGCCATTACTACCTTTTACAAGGTAAGTACCAGCAGCAGCATCCAAAGCAGCACCGTCAACGATGTCATCTCCAGCACCGAAGTCAATATTACAAGTACAACTTGCAGTAAAGGACTTCATAATTTCTGCACCAGCAGCAACAATTACTGATTCAGCAGGAATTTCTAACAACTGAAAAATGTCACCATTAGCAATAGTAGCACCTGCAGTAATCATAGCATCAATATCTAAGATTGCCTCAATAGTGCGTACCGTGTTACCAACATTAGTTGGAACAGCAAGAACGTTTGCGCCAACACCAGCAGTATCGACGGAAGTCATATCAAAAGTAGCCATAGTTTATATCCCCCCTATGCTGCGTTATAACGAGCAGTTACGATTGCTTCTGGACGAAGAATCTTCCTGCCGTATAGGTGCATACCACGAACAATGTCAGCAAAGCTGTCAGGGTCACGATATGATTCTGTCTTATTGATCTGCTCTGCGGTAGCTACAGCGGAATCGTGTCCAGCCATAATTACTCCCAGATTAGTCAGTTGGTTTGCGGTTCCAGCAGTTCCCGGTCCAGTACCTAAAGCAGGTAAGTTAGACGAGGAGTATACACGGAAGCCATGAAAGTTACTTACGGTCAAACCGTTACGCAACCCACCAGAATCACCGAAGTCTGCGTTCATGAAGCGTGAATCTTCATCAGCGAGGATTTCCATAAATACTGGATCGACCACTAGCCAGCGACCTTGTGAGTCAACTTGCTGTTGGTCAAGCAAACGCTTCATACGAGCAACAATCATTGCAGGAGAAACGGTTGCAGTTGGAAGCGAAGTAGCTCCCGGCATACGTGCAGTCACAGGAATCGAGTGAGTGCCAGCAGAGGTAGTAGTAATATTCCCAAAGTCACCTTTGTGAAGCTGCATGGATGAAAGCAATTCATTAGCACCTGCAGTTGAAACAGCTTTAGAGCCATTGACTGTAGTGTTAAGTGTGTCAGCTTTGCTGTGCAAAGAGGACTGCTTGTAACCAGCCATGTATCCAAGAACTTCTTGGTCATGGTTATCTGCTAAACGATATGCTGCACGATTAGATGCGAGGTCCATGAAGTTTACATGGGAATGGGCTTCTTCAATATCGTCCATCTTAAAAGCAAAATAATTCGCTTTGTCAATAGTCAATGAAAAATCGGCGTCCTCTAAATCTTGTGCTGTGACATTTGTGCCACGTGCATATTCTGAAACAGAAATCTCAGGTTCTTTTATGATCTTAACGGTATCGCCTTGACCAGAAATTTCCCCCATATAATCGGAGTTAGTGATGTCACCAACAACAGTTGACTTGCGGAACGCAAGCTGTACCTGTTTGCTGTAAATGACCGGGCTGAAATTACCATTTGGTAGATTGCCATAACCCGTAGCTGTCGTAAATGCCATTGTATTATCC